GATTGCCTTTCAGAGTCGCGAAACCCGCACCGGGGGTCAAACGCCCCCCCCGCTCATCGAGGTTCGAATGCCATTTCCGTCCGATGCGCCTATTTTGACGGGCGCCCTGATGCAGCCTGCCATGCCTTGAGGGCGACGGACGAACATTCGAGGAAATCACAAATGGTGTCCGGACGAAAACCGAAGCCGTCGCATTTGAAGCTAGTCACCGGGAACCCTGGGAGGCGGCCAATCCTGCCCGGCGAGGCAAAGCCATCGCTCGCACTGCCAACGCCTCCGCCACACCTTGACGACACAGCGAAGGTCGAATGGGGACGCATCTCGGAGGAGCTTTACAAGATCGGCATGTTATCCGGTATCGATCGGGCGGCCCTCGCTGCCTACTGCCAGTCATACGCGCGATGGGTAAAGGCTGAGACCGCAATATCGAAAATGGCCGAGCGCGATCAACTCACTGGCGGCCTGATGATCAAGACCACAAATGGGAACGCAATCCAGAACCCGCTGGTGGGCACGGCCAACAAGGCAGCCGCCGACATGGTGCGCTACGCCGCAGAATTTGGAATGACGCCCAGTGCTCGCAGCCGGATCACCGCGGCGCCGCCGGGCGACCAAGAAGCAGACCCGACCGCCAAATACTTCGCCTGACGATCCCGTCACTGCCTGGGCCGCTGAGGTCATCGCTGGTCGCTGCATCGTTGGCCCGCACGTCCGAAACTCCTGCCAGCGTCACCTCGACGACCTGGTGCATGGTGCGGGCCGCGGCCTGACTTGGGACAGAGACGCTGCGATCCACGCCATCAACTTCTTCCCTGATGTTCTTCGGCTAAATGGTGGCCAATTCGAAGGCCGAAAATTCGAACTCCACCCTTCGCAGGCGTTCCGCATCGGTTCGCTGTTCGGCTGGATGAAGGCTGACGGCACCCGCCGGTTCCGCCGCTTCTACGACGAGGAGGGCAAGGGCAACGGTAAGTCGCCCATGCTCGCCGGGATCGGTCTCTATTGCCTTCTCGCCGACGGAGAGGCCCGCGCCGAGGTATATGCGGCCGGGTCCAAAAAAGACCAGGCGATGGTTTTATTCCGTGACGCGGTGGCGATGGTCGACCAGTCGCCGGCACTGGCCGCACGGCTCACCAAGTCGGGCGGCAATCCGGTGTGGAACCTGGCAGATCTCCGAACTGGCAGTTTCTTCCGGCCGATCTCGTCCGACGAAGGCCAATCCGGCCCGCGACCGAGTTGTGCGCTGTGCGACGAGGTGCATGAGCATCGTGACGCGCGGACGGTTGAACTGCTGGAGCGCGGCTTCAAATGGCGCCGCCAGCCATTGCTGGTGATGGCCACCAACAGCGGCTCCGACCGCAACTCGATCTGCTGGCAGGAACACGAGCATGCCGTTCGCGTCGCTGCCGGCACCAAGACGCCGGATGCAGAATTCGCCTATGTCGGCGAGATAATCGACGACGAGACGTTTTCGTTCGTCTGCGCCCTCGATGCTCACGACGATCCGCTGACCGATCCGACGTGCTGGATCAAGGCGAACCCTCTGCTCGGCGTGACGGTGAAGGAACACTACCTCGCCAGTGTGGTGCGCCAGGCGACGGCGATCCCCGGCAAGCTCAACGGCATCCTGCGGCTTCACTTCTGCCAATGGACGGACGCCGAGGAGAGTTGGATGGGTCGCGCGGCGCTGGAGGCGGTGCTCGCTGATTTCGATCCGCTGGACATGTCCGGCGATGATGCGTTCTGCGGCCTTGATCTATCGGGCAGCCAGGATTTGACGGCGCTCGCTGTGGTGCAGCCGACCGGCATGGTTGATGTCGTCCGTGACGATGGCACGATTGCCAGGCTGCCGACCTTCGACGCCTGGGTGGAAGCCTGGACGCCTCGGGACACGATGACCGAGCGGGCGTTGCGCGACCAGCAACCTTACGACGTCTGGGCCGAGCAGGGCCACCTGCGGGCCGAGGCGGGCAAGACGATCCGGCTCGATTTTGTCGCCGCCCGCATTGGTGAGATCGCTTCAGAGTATCGGGTCCGGGCGCTGGCCTATGACCGATACAGCTACCGCAAGCTGGAGGATGAACTCGACGCCCAGGGCCTGACCCTGCCGCAGATCGAGCACCCTCAGGGCGGCCGGCGACGGGCGAAGGTCACCGACGAGCAGCTGCTGGACGCGAAGCGCTCGGGCAAGCCGCCGGTTGATGGCCTGTGGATGCCGGGCTCTCTGGCGATGCTCGAAAATCTGATCCTTGAGAGGCGGATACGCATCCGCCGAAACCCGGTGCTCATTTCCGCGATCATGTCGGCGGCGATTGAGCGCGACCCATTCGACAACCGCTGGTTCAGCAAGCGCCGGGCGGTGAACAGAATTGACGCCCTTGTGGCGCTGGCAATGGCAGTAGGAGCGGCAACCATGAACGGTTCGATTGAGTCCCGCTCGATCTATGACACCCGTGGTCTGCTGGTATTCTGATGAGTTTTTTCTCTCGTCTGTTTAAGCCAGCAGAGCAACGCTCGGCCTCGCCGGTGTCGCCTGGTGGCATGTTCGGCGGGATCGGATCGGTGCCGAGCGCCTCCGGGATGCCGGTGTCGCAGTCGACCTCGATGACGGTTTCAGCCGTCTATGCCTCGGTTCGCATCCTCTCGTCTGACGTCGCGCGCTGCCGGCCATCGTTGTTCCGCAGCCTGGAAGATGGTTCGCGGGCCCACATTCGGCCGAAGGATCATCCGGTCGCGCGCCTGCTGAAGACGCCGAACCGGGCACAGACCTGGCACGAATTCACCCGCGACCTGGTCGCCGCCTATATGCTGCGCGGAAATGGCTATGCAGCCGTCCTGCGGAACAGTCAGGGCGATCCGACCGAGATGGTCTTGATCAACCCGGACGCCGTCAGCGTCCTGGAGGCGGTTGATGGGTCGGTATTTTATCAAGTGTCCCGGATGGGTTTGTTCCAGTTCGCGGCGCTGCAATCCTTTCCGCTGGCGATCCCGGCCGAGGACGTGCTCCACCTCCGCGGCCTATCGTTCAACACGCTGGTCGGTGCTTCCACAATCGGCCTGGCGCGTGATGCGATCGGCCTGGCCATCGGTCAGTCTCAGCAGCAGAGTCGCTGGGTCGGAAACGGCGCCCGGCCATCTGTGGTGCTGGAGACTGACCAGAGCCTGAACGAGCAGTCCGCCGCCCGCCTCAAGCAGGGATGGGAGCAGTTTTCGGCCGGTATTCAGAACGTCGGCCGGACTGCGGTGCTGGAGCATGGGGTGAAGGCGAAGGCGCTGTCACTGACCTCGGTGGACCTGCAATTCATCGAGCAGGTGAACCTGACGGTGCAGGACATCGCCCGGTTCTTTGGTGTGCCGACGCGCAAGCTGATGCAGCCTGACACCACGCGCGGCTCGACTGTGATCCAGGAGGAGCAGGCTTACGTGAACAGCACCGTCAGCCCATTGCTGGACATGCTGGAGCAGAAATTCGAGCGGGCATTCGGACTCGAAGATGAGGGTCTTGAACTGGACCTTAATGAAGACGCTCTCCTCCGAGCCGACCCGCTCACCCGCTACAACCTGGGCCGGATCGGCAAGCTGTCCGGCTTGATCTCCACGAACGAGTGGCGCCGTGCCGAGCGACTGCCGGCGGTCCCCGGCGGCGATACGATTATGCAGCCGGTGAACATGGCTGCAATCGGCAGCGACATGAGTGGCCAGGCGCCGGACGGTGCCGGTCATCCGAAAGATGGCCATCCCCCAGAGCCTGGCGTTCCGACGTCGGCCCCAGACGCTTAGGAGCATGACATGGCGATCAACGCGAAAAACGTCTCGCACGGATTGGTCGGCGCCACTCCGATCCTGGTGAACATGGCCCGGATCGAGAGCAGCGCTTCGGTCAAGGTCGTGCTCTCGTCCTCTTACGCCCGCGCAACTTCGACCGGCACGCCGTCCGCGCCCTCGATGACGGGATGTGCTTCAGCCGGGCTCGACTATCCCCGAACAATCGCCAGCGGCGTGACCTTGTCTCTGCACAAGCATGAGGCCGATGCGCTCGTGGCTGCGGGCGCGGCGAGCTACGCCTGATGGCGATCATCCGAAAGCTCGTTCCCAGTCACGTCAGCCTGCTCGACGAAGACGAGATCGAGGCCGTGATCATGACAGGCGACATCGCGCGCGACGGTCACATCCTCGTTCCCGGCGGTGTCGATCTGGCCAACTACCTCCGGAACCCCGTCGTCTTGTGGCAGCACAACCCGGACGAGCCGGTCGGCAACGCAGAGGCCATCCGCATCGAGGGCGACCAGATCATCGCTCGGGTCCGGTTCGCTCCCCTCGGTATCTCAGAAGTAGCCGATCGCACGCGCGGCCTGGTCAAGAGCGGCGTTATCCAGGCGGTGAGCGTCGGGTTTGAGCCGCTGGACGGTGAGCCGCTTGATCCGACAAAGCCTCGCGGTGGCCAGCGGTTTACCCGATGGGACCTGCTCGAATTCTCGTTCGTCAGCGTGCCGGCCGACACCGGCGCCGTAGTGACCGCGCGATCTGTTGAACCCCAGGAGCCTGACATGTCACGACCCAGCAAGCGCGCCGGCAAGACGATCTCGTCCGTCACCCGCGATGTGCTCGACACTGCCCACAACAAGATCGACGAGGCGCGCTGCATGATCCGCGATCTGCTCGACGACACCGACACAACCGAATTCCAGACGACTGATGGCGAGGGCGAAAGCGACGGAACGGCCAATGGCCGCTCGCTCTCCCTCGAACATCGTCGCCGCCGCGCCGTGGCTCTGAGCCTCGCCGCCGCCTGACCCCATCCCGGCATAAGCCGGGCGCCCCATACGCGGCTTGGGCAACCGCTTGCAGCGCCGGACGGCGCCGCTTTCCCTCGATGGAGCCCTTTTCATGCACTTCAAGATTGCGGACCTCCGCAAGCAGCGTTCTGCTGCCTTCGATGCGTTCAACTTGTTGGCGCAAAAAGAGAATCTCACTGAACCCGAACTGGTCGATTTCACCGGCAAGGAAGCGACTGTCCGGTCGCTCGACGACCAGATCACTCGCGCCAAAGCCGCGCAGGAGCTCGCCGCCAGCACCGCTCAGCCTGTGGCCGGTCAGCCCACGGTTTCGGCCTCGGTCGAAAAAGACCACTACGTCCGCGAGAAGTCCCTCGTCCTCGGCGGCGTCGTCAAGATGCTCGGCGCTGGCGGTGGCAGCATCTACAACGCTCGCACCGCGGCGCACGAGGCCTATGGCGAGTCTCACCCGGTCACGCGCGCTCTGGCTGCCACGACCGGCACCAGCGGCGGCTTTGCGGTCCCAGAGGACTACATGGCCGAGATCATCCCGCTCCTGCGCGCTGCCGCTGTGGTGCGTTCGGCTGGTCCTCGCGTGATCCCGATGCCGCGCGGCACGATGCGTCTGCCCGGTCAGTCGTCCGCGGCGAGCGCCACCTACGGGTCGGAAATCCAGAAAATCCCGACCTCGCAGCAGGGTTTCAACCAGATCGTGGCCAGCTACAAGAAGCTGACGGCCCTGGTTCCGGTGTCCAACGACATGATGCGGTACGCTGATCCGGCCATCGACGCATTCGTGCGCGATGACCTGGTCAAGATCGTGGCGCTGCGTGAAGACATCGCGTTCCTGACCGGCGATGGCACGCAGGACACTCCCAAGGGGTTCCTGGGCTTCGCCAATGACTATGTCCGCGCGACGGCCGGCACCATCGGCAACTGGTCGACCTCCGGCAACTCCGTCTACGCGGTCGGCGGCACGTTCATCACCAGCAACATGGTCTACACGCTGGCGACCGTGGCGAACGAACTCGGCGGCGCGATCAACCGCCTCGATGTCGCGCTCGTGCCCGACAATCGGCGCGTCTGGTTTATGCATCCCCGGACCTTTAACTATCTGAACAACGTGCAGAACAGCCTGGCGATTTACGTGTTCCGCGACGAACTGAGCCGCGGGACCCTGCTGGGCTACCCGTTCAAGAAAACGGCGCAGCTGCCGATCAACATCTATGACTCGTCGAGCACCAACCAGGATCTGAGCTTCGTTTTCCTCGCCGAGATGACTGAGGCGATGGTGCTCGACTCCATGCAGCTTGAGTTGGCGGTCTCGAAAGAGGGGACCTACATCGACGGCGGCGGCAACACGATCTCGGTGTTCCAGAACGACCAGACGCTGATCCGCGCGATTGCCGAGCACGACTTCCAGCTGCGTCATGCGGCTGCGGTCGCGGTGATCCAGAACGTCCGCTGGGCCCCCGCGATCAGCTGATCCGCGTCCGCCTGACCCGTCAGCCGGTCACGGTAATCCGTGGCCGGCGCTCACCTTCCGCACAAGGAAAAATCTCCCGTGGAAATGGTTACCCAGTTCAATATTGGCGGCATTGTGTTCGCCCTGTCGGGCGTTCGTCCGCAGAGCGCGTCTGCCGGCGCCATCAACGGCGCGACGATCGACCGCATGGCGCACGAGATGCCGCTGTCCTGCGTTGTTCATCAGAACGTCGGCGCCCTCGGCGGCGCCCCGACGACCACCAGCGTCATCACTAAGGTCCAGGACAGCGCCGACGGCAGCACTTTTGCCGACTACGCCCCGCTCTCCGCCCTCTCGGTGGTCCAGGCGACGACCGCACTGACAGCGACGAACACGGACAACTCCGTCAACGTCAATCTGTCCTCGGCGCGTCGCTACATCCGCGCCGTCACGACTGTAGCATTCACCGGCGGCACTTCGCCGACCGCTCTGGTGTCCGCAATCGTCATGCTCTCCGGCGAAACCCTCGACCCGGCTGTCTGATGAAGCTGGTTGACCTGACGCGGGACATCCGGCCGTGGCGTGCTGGCGACAGCGCGGCGTTGCCGGACGACATCGCTGATCGTCTGGTCGGCGCGGGCGAGGCAAAGAACCCTCGCCCGTGGCCTCCGACTGCTACTGCACCTGCCTCCGTGGTGAGCCGTGTCCTTCGCCGCAAATCCTAACGACGCGAGGCCCGCATGACCGTCGAAATCCTCTCGACCACGCTGGTCGCGGCGCCGAGTTATGACCTGACGGACCTCGCCACCGCCAAGAGCGAACTATCGATCGCTATCGGTGAAACGTCGAACGACGCCTTCATTGGTCGGGCAATAACGCAGGCATCTTCAGCGGCATCGAATTATTGCAACCGGACATTTTCGCTGGAGACGGTGCAGGACCTGGTCATTCCCGACCGCGACCCGTATCCGTTCCAGACGCCTGGTGGCCTGGCGGTCGTGCAACTCAGCCGCTATCCAGTGGTCAGCACATCGGTGGTGGTGGCGACATCGAGCGCCGCGGCGATCGGTGCCAGCGTCCTGCCATTCGCCTCGACGTCAGGTCTCTCGGTCGGTCAGCCGGTGACTGGCGTGGGTGTTGCTGTCGGATCGGTGATCACCATCATCACGGCCAACGTCAGCGTCACCCTCAGCCGCTCGACGACCGCCGCGATCGCCTCCGGCACATCAATCGCGTTCGGCCCGGCGGTGACCCAGACTTCGGCTGGTGGGGCCGTCACCATTTTGACGGCCGGCGTCGACTATCAGGTCGACAGCAAAAAGGGCTGGCTGATCCGGATCGATGCAGTGACAGGATACCCGGTCACCTGGTCCGCGCTGCCGACATCCGTGGTCTATCAGGGCGGATACGCCACGATCCCGGCCGACATCGTTGACGCCGTGCTCCGCATTATCACGCAGCGGGTCGCCGGTCGTGGCCGTGATCCGCTCCTCAAGACCTCGATCCAGCCTGGCCTCGGTGAGCAGAGCTACTGGGTGGGCGGGTCGCCTGGCCAGACTGGCGTGTTCACCACAGAAATATCGGGCATGCTCGACAGCTATCGCGTGCCGGTGACGGCGTGACCGACTTTTTCGCTGTAGATATCGCTGGCGACACTCGAGCCGTCCTGCGGTTCGATAAGTTTCCAGCGGTGCTGCACGACCGTTTGTTCGCCACGCTGACCAGCCTGGAGAGGCGTTTGGAGGCTGCCGTTCTGGCAGCGGAGCCCGAGCGGTCGGGAGAACTCAAGAGTCTGACTGGTGGCCGGGTTTATGACCACGGCGACCGCATTGCAGCCGTGGTCGGGGTCAGAACACAATCTCAGTCGAAAGCGCGCAAGGCTGCCGCCTTAGAATACGGTTCACGAGGCGTGGCAGTCACTCAAAGCGCCCACAAGATGCGCCTCGACCACGTCTGGCTGCGCGCGCGTATGGGTGCGCCCGTCGACGTCGGAACGTATAGTCGCACGCCGACGCTGCGCGCCATGAACTTCCTGCGCGGTCCGATCAAATCCTTGCAACAATCAGCGCTGTCTGAAATGCGCGCAGCCATCGCCTTCGCAGCAGCGGAGAGCGACGCATGAGCCGGTCCACGATTGTTGACGCCGTGCTCCAGCTGCTCAACAGCACCGGCGCATTCAACACCTCCGGGCGGCGCCTGGTGCCCTGGACCGAGGTGAGGAGCCAGCCGGCCGTTTTTGTCCGCCACGTCGGCGACCACTACTCCGCGCGTGCGACCGGGATGCCTCCAAAGATCACGATGGAGACGGAAGTCTGGGTCTACAGCCAGTCCGGCAAGGACAGCCAAGTCGCGCCATCGGTGGCGATGGACGGGCTGCTCGACACGATCGAGGCGCTGCTGAAACCGGCGCCTGGCGTCGTGCAGACCCTCGGCGGCACCGTCACGCACGCATGGATCGAGGGGAAAATCGAGATCTATCCCGGCGACCTTGATGGTCAGGCGATCGCCGTCATTCCCGTCTCAATTCTCTGTCCTGCACTGAATTAGGAACCCCCCATGTCCGACACCATTGAAGCGCCCGCTCTCGATGCTCCGCCGCCGCTGCCTAATTCTCGCGCCGACGCCATTGATGCAGTGTTCGTGGCCTGGGTGGTCGAATTCATCAACGACGGCCCCGTCTCCCGGTCGACTGAGGCCTATAATCTCCTGACCGCCACTGCGCTGCCGATCCTTCGTGCGCGCCTTTTGAGCGAGGCCTGACATGTCCCTATACGCTGACCAACTCGGTTTCGCCGCAGGTGTCCTCATCGGCACCAGCCTGGCCGCGAACTCCACCCCGCGCCGGTTCGGCATTTTGCAGGACGCCACGCTCGATTTCTCGGCCGACCTGAAGGAGTTGTATGGCCAGAAACGCTACGCCATCGCGCTGGCACCCGGCAAGACGAAGGTCTCGATCAAGGCGAAATTCGCGTCGATCCGTGGTGCTCTGTTCAACGACATCTACTTCGGCGCGACCTCCACCGCGACCCAGACGTTGTTCGCCGATAGCGAGGCGGTGACGATCCCCGCGTCGACCCCCTGGTCGGCGCCTGTTGCCAACTCGGCTACCTTCCTGGCCGACCAGGGCGTCTACTACGCGCTGACGGGCATGCCTCTCCGGCGTGTGGCCTCAGCGCCATCCACCGGCACATATTCACTGACCGGCGGCACCTACACGTTCGCTGCGGCCGACGCCTCGCTGGCCGTCTATATCAGCTACACTTACTCGTCCGCCGCCGGTGTTCAGATCCCGATCACGAACCTCGCCATGGGCAGCGGTCCCGCGTTCACAATCAACCTGTCGCAGCCGTACGACGGTCGGCAGGCTCTGTATTCGTTCAATAACTGCCAGGCGTCGAAGCTGTCTCTGCCCACCAAGCAGGATGATTTCATGATCGCTGAGATCGATTTTATGATCGCCGCCGACCTGAGCGGCAACATCGGTAGCATCAACACATCCCTCTAGTATAAGCGAGGCCTGACATGTCCCTATACGCTGACCAACTCGGTTTCGCCGCAGGTGTTCTCATCGGCACCAGCCTCACCGCCAGCCCTGCTACACCCCGACGCTTCGGCATTTTGCAGGACGCCACGCTCGATTTCTCGGCCGACCTGAAGGAGTTGTATGGCCAGAAACGCTACGCCATCGCGCTGGCTCCGGGGAAGACGAAGGTCAGCCTGAAGGCGAAATTCGCCTCGATCCGTGGCAGCCTGTTCAACGACATCTACTTCGGCGCTGCGACGACCCCGGCAACGCAAACCCTGTTCGCCGACAGCGAGCCAGGGACCGTTCCCGCCGTGAGCACCTACACCGTGACGGTGACCAACTCGGCTACCTTCCTCGCCGACCAGGGTGTTTATTACGCGCTGACCGGGCTGCCTCTCAAGCGTGTGGCCTCGGGCATGACCGTCGGTCAATACAGCGTCTCTGCCGGCGTCTACACGTTCGCTGTGGCCGACGCCTCGGCCGCCGTCTACGTCAGCTACACTTACTCGTCTGTGGCCGGTGTTCAGATTCCGATCACGAACCTCGCCATGGGTTCTGGTCCGGCATTCACGATCAACCTGTCTCAGCCGTACGACGGTCGGCAGGCTCTTTACTCGTTCAATAACTGCCAGGCGAGCAAGTTGAGTCTCCCGACAAAACAGGATGATTTTACCATCCTTGAAATTGACTTTCAGATCGCGGCCGACGTCGCCGGCAATATCGGCTTTATCAACACGTCTCTGTAAAAGGTTCCAATGTCCCAACAAAACATCGTCATTATCGGTGGCGAGAGCGTTGTGGTTCCCGCCATCCTGAACTTCGCAGCCCTGGAGCGTGCTTGGCCGGCGATCAAGGCGTCGTCGATCGCCACTGATCCGGTGGAAGGTCTCGCGGCCGACATCGCCATCATCTCGGCTGCTGTCGTCACCGTGCGCCCTGAACTGACGGTGCCGGAGATTAAGCGTCGCCTGCTGGTCAATCGCGTGGCCGGCACCGACGAGCGTGCGGGCATCTCGGCAGCCGTCCATCGCCTGATGGTCGACTCGGGGCTCGTGCGCGAGGGGGAAGCGGCGCCGCCGGAGACCCCGGCGGCCGAAACGGAGACGACCTCGACTTAGAGTATATCGTTGCTGAACTGGCTGCCGCCGGCATGGAGGGCGGTTCGCCAGAGGCGATATGGGAGCGCTGGTCGCTCCCGATGTATCTCGCCCAGCGGCGTTACTGGACAGACCATCCGCCGGTTCAGTGGCTGGTGCAGGCATATTTCAAAATACCCGCGAAGAAGACTCCCCGGCCGCCCCGTTCGGGTGATGCGCCATCTACTCCGCAGCGGCCGGTTGATTGGTCTCTGCTAGAAGAGAAGCAGGAAAATGGCCGATAATATTTCCGTAAACATCACCGCTGATGCCACGAAGCTGCGCGCCCAGCTTGCGTTGGCGCAGGAGGACTTGAAGCACTATTCGGCCGAGGTGCGGAAGGCGGCGCAGGAGGTCCGAACCGCCGGCAATCAGGCGACGGCTGAGCAGATCGTGGCGCTCGAAAAAGCGTCGGCGGCGATGAATACGGCCAAGGGGTCGGTCACCAACTATTCGACGCAGTTGAAGACGGCCAAGCCTGCGCTGGAGGAGCTGACAAAGGCGACGCACAACCACGGCGCGGCGACCGAGGCCATGGTGCTGGTTCATGAGGCGATGTCCGGCCGGTTCAGCAAGATGGGCGGGTCGCTGATGATTTTGACCAGCCGCATGGCAGGCAATTCTGGGGCGATGATGGCGCTGGCTGGCGCCTTCGGTGTCGGCGCGATGGCCGCGATGCATTTGATCGAGTGGCTGCATAAGCTGCATGACGCCAAACTGCTCGCCGAGGCCGGTGGCATTGGGTCCGGCGTCTCCAATGCCGATCTAGATGCCCAGGTCAAGAAACTGGCGAAGATCGGCGACACCGGCGTCGAGGTGGCCGGTAAGGTCGTCCATGCTTTTGCCTCGATCCCCGGCACATCAAAGCCTGTTATCGACGAACTTACTTCGGGCGTGTCGCAGCTCGCTCTGCGGATGGGCGATGACGTACCGCAGGCGGCTGGACGCATTGTCGAGGCCTGGAACCTCAACGCGCGCGCTGGCGCCGAGCTGTTGGAGAAGACCCGCGCCCTCCCCGAGACTATAAAGGCTTTCACTAAAGCGGCGGAGGACAACGACGCCATCAAGGCTCGGTCGATCCTGTTGTACGAACTGGCGCGGAACACCCGCGAGGTGAACACCCAGACCAGTCTTGGCGCCCAGGGCAATGCATTTAAGGCGCTAGTCGGCCAGCAGCAGGACCTGGCCAAGCGCCAGCCCGGCCTTCAGGGCACTGGACCGGCCTCGGGTGAGGTTGATCCTTCCAAGAAGCAAATCGCCGCGATCGAACGCACGAAGGCAGCCCTGGGCGCGCTGACCGACCAGATGAAGACCCCTCCGCCGGTCTCCTGGTCGCAGCAGATGACCGAGCAGCTGCACCTTGTCACCCGCGAAGCTGGCATGGCAGCCCGGACGCAGGGCAAAGACTGGCGCGCGACACACGAGGGGGAGGCCAAGGCGACAGTCACGTTCTGGCAGGGGGTTGTCGGCCAGACCAAAGAAGGAACCAAGAACCGCATCGAGGCCGAGGACAAGCTGGTCCAGGCCGAAGAAGCGCGTGACATGATCATGCAGCGCCTGGCCGAGCGATCAGCCAAGCACACTTTGCAAGAGCACCTGGCCGGCCTGGCGGCTGAAGTAGCGGCGAACCACGATAACCTGGGGATGGTCCAGGACCTTGAAAATCAGAAGCTAGCGATCATCCGCGCAGCCGAGGGTGAGCACTCAAAACTCTACAAAGACGAACTGAAAATTCAGACGCAGGTCGTTCGCTCGGCAGTGATGGAGCAAGTCCGTCTCGTCGAGGAGGCGGCCCGCGAGGACGTTCAGGCGGTTCGTGCGGCAGCGACCCAGATGCAGGCCGAGCGCAAGAAGTCTCACGCCGAAATCCTGCAAGGCGTTGTCGACCAAACCGCTCTGATCGGCGAACAGGAACTGCGGCAACTCGACAACCTGATCGCCACGCTGGCAAAGGGCACGCTGGCCGAACGCGAGGCGATGCACGCCCGTGAGAAGCTCGCCCGTGAGTTGGCTGACCGTCAAATCCAGGAGCAGTCACGCGCCACTGAAGAGGTGATCAAGGCCAATGAGGCTCAGATGCGCGTCTACAAGCAGGCATTTGACGGCATCGCCAGCGCTGGTCGTTCGACCATCACCGGCTTGATCACCGGGACTGAGACATGGCGGAAGGCCCAGCAGAAGGTGGCGACCGCGGTGCTTGAGAGCGCGGTCAACATGGGCATGCACATGGTCGGCCGGTGGATTGCCATGGAGATGACAAAAAACGAAGTGTCGGCGACTGCAACCGCCGTTCGCTCCGCCATCGCGCGCGGTGACTCCGGCTTCGACGCGCTGATCACCAGCAAGATCGCGGCATGGCTGGGGATGGAGACCACAAAAACGACGGCGACGGTCACTGGCCTCACGGTTCGAGAAGCCGCCGAGATATCGGCCGCGGGGGCGACAAAGGCGATCAACATGACGACGACTGCCAGCGACATCGGAGGAAAGGCAGCGAGGGCTGCTGCCGGTGCGTATGCGGCGATTGTAGAAATTCCCATTGTCGGCCCCGTGCTCGCTCCCATCGCCGCCGGCGTGGCCTTCGCCGCTGTGTCGGCGTTCGGGATGCTGCCCTCGTTCGACGTCGGCGCCTGGTCGCTCCCCTCCGACATGGTCGCCCAGGTTCACGCCGGGGAAATGATCATCCCCGCCGACGTCGCGGCCGGTATCCGAGGCGGCGCATCTCCATTCCCGTCTGCGCCTGGCGCCGCTGGTGGCGGCGGTGCTGTCCATCTCCACGTCCACGCCAATGACGCCTCGTCTGTTGCGGCCTTGTTCCGCTCGAACGGTGCTGAACTCGCCCGGATCGTGAGCGCCCAGATGAAGAACAACCCCTCACTGCGGCTGGCATATTAATGACCATTCCCACATTCCCCGCGCTGACGACAATCGGCTTTCCGAAGCGCACCCCGATCTGGTCGACCGTCAAACAGCCGTCTGTCGGCGGGCAGGAGAGCCGGTTTTCGCTGTGGTCGTGGCCGCGCTGGCGCTATGAGTTCGGGTTCGAACTGCTCCGCGATGGCACTGAACTGACGACCCTCGCCGGGTTCTACAATGCATCCCTCGGCTCGGCGCTCGTGTTCCAGTACGCCGACCCCACAGACGGAAGCGTGACCGCTCAGAATTTCGGCACAGGCGACGGTGCAACCCGCGCTTGGCAGCTGGTCCGGTCCTATGGCGGGTTCATCGAGCCGGTGTTTCTGCCGACTGGATCGCCTGTGATCTCCGTCAATGGCACGCCGACCTCAGCCCTCACGATTAGCGCGACGGGTGTTGTGACCTTCACCGTTGCACCGGCCGCAGCGGCGGTTTTGACATGGACCGGCACGTTCAACTGGTTGTGCACCTTTGACGACGACAGCGTTGATTTCGAACAATTCGGTGCGACCCAATGGGCGCTGTCCTCGCTCAAATTCTCGACGGTGAAACTGTGAAAACCGCGAAATACGAGACCTCGACGGGCGCCCTGGTAGCCCTGCTGGGGGCCCGCGCCTTCGTCTGGGCTGATCTCTACACGATCACGCTGGCGACCGGCGTGGTGCTGCGCCTGGCGGCCGGCGACAGCGACTGGGCCTATGGAGGCAACACCTGGTCCCACAGCGGCCCGTTCATCGAGCATCCGGACCGCAAGCCAACCGCCCACTGGAAGCTCGGCCTCGATGTCGACACCTGGCAATTCTCGGTGATCCCGCGCTCAGTAGATCCGATCACCAACGCCGCATATCCCGACGCCATCGGCAGCACGCCTTGGCTTGCAGCGGCTCGCGCGGGTGCTCTGGACGGCGCGATAGTCCAGGTCGACCGCGCCTATCTCGCCGCCTGGCCAGCGTATCCTCGTGCTCTGATACTGGCCCCAACCGGCGTGGTGAACATTTTCACCGGCCGGGTCGCAGCGATCGACGTCGACCGCGCGACGGTCGAAATCACCGTCAATAGTCACCTGGAACTGCTCGACCAGAGCATGCCGCGCAATCTGTATCAGGCCGGATGCAGTCGGGTGCTGTTCGACGCCGGATGCAGCCTCATCGCCTCTTCCTATGCCGCCAGTCTCACCGTCGGCAGCGGCAGCACGCAGTCGCTGATCGTCGCCACCAGCGGGCTACCTGGTGGCTCGGGGACCTATGCCCTCGGGCGCATCTTGTTCACCAGCGGTCGCAACTCCGGCTTTTCGCGCTCGGTCCGCAGCATGACGCAGGTGACCACCACCTTGCAGCTCGCTCTGATCGCCCCGATGCCATTCGCAGTCACGGCCGGAGACGCGTTCACCGCCTGGCCCGGCTGCGACAAGAAAATGGCGACATGCACCACCTGGGGAAATATCGCCAATTTCGGCGGCGAGCCCTACATCCCCTCTCCGGAGACGGCTGCATGATTGATCCCGACGAGCTGGTCCAGCGCAAGGCCGTGGTGGCTGAGGCGCGCTCCTGGATCGGAACGTCTTATCATCACCGCGCGGCAGTCAAAGCAACCTGGTCCGACGGCGAGCGGCTGACGCCTGGCGGTGTCGACTGCGCCACTCTGCTCGCCCAAGTCTATGAGGCGGTCGGCCTGACTCCTCCGGTTCCGATCCCGAGTTATCCGCCGGATTGGCACATGCATCGCAAGACCGAGCGCTATGCCGACACCGTGACCGAGCGCGCGCGGGAAATCGATCAGGCTGACGCGCTGGCTGGTGACGTGGTGATGTATCGGTTTGGCCACTCGTTCAGCCACGCGGGCATTCTCATGCCGCCGGGCTGGCCGTCGATCGTGCATGCGTTCTTCGCTTCGCGCCTTGTGCAACTCGACCACGGCGAGGGTGGCGTTCTCGCCGGCCATGACCGTCGTTTTTTTACGGTGTGGTGATCCATGGCAGGGCTATTCGGCGGCGGCGGAAAACTCACCACCAAGACGCAGCCGGCAACGGCGATGCGCGTGCAGACGGCAATCGCCGGGAAGGCGCGGCCGATCGGCTGGGGCCGCAACCGGATCGCTGGCAACCTTGTCTGGTATAACGACTTCACCGCTTCCCCCTCCAACAATGGCGGTGGCGGCAAGGGTGGCGCGACCGGAGGCGGTAAGGGCGGCGGTGGCGGCAGCTACGACTACTCTGCGGCTGTGATCGTCGGCCTGTGCGAGGGTCCTGTTGTCGGTCTGACCGGGAAGCTCTGGGCCAACGAGATCGCTGGCGTTCTCGCCGACTACAACTTGACCGTGTTCCTCGGGACCACCAGCCAGACGGCCTGGGGCTATTTCAGCACAGTTCCGGCGGCGACCACTATTGACGTCTGGTCTGACACCCGCTCCGGCGTCGAGGGGCCCAACTGATGCCGCATCCCGATCAAGCTCTCAATTATCGCGGTCTGGCTTATGTCGCCGCCGGACTTATGCCGCTCGGATCATCGCCGACGCTACCCAATCTCACCTACGAGATCACTTTCAACAGCGATGCTTACGGCATTTCCGGTCAGCCTGACGTCAATCCGGCGACTGTGATCTCCGACTATCTGACCAATGCGAGCTACGGCTCGGGCTTTCCGTCGGCGATGCTCGGCGATCTGTCCGCCGTGCGGTCATATTGGCGGGCATCTGGACTGGTGGTTTCCCCGATCCTGATCGACCAAGCTGAGGGTCGGAGTTTCATCAAGGACCTGCTCGCCGCCACGAATGCGGAAGCCGTGTGGTCCTCGGGCGTTCTCAATTTCGTCAGTTACGGCGACGCCAATCTGAGCGCCAATGGGGCCAGCTACACGGCGCCGTCAGTCCCGTTGTATGCTTTGACCGACGCCGACTTCAAGGCGCTACAGGGTGGCAATTCGAACAGTTCAGGCAGCGGTGGCGTCGGTCCGGTCGCCTACACGCGCAAGGCTCCGGCGACCCAGCAGAACGCCTGGACGGTCGAATATCTCGATCGCGGGAACAACTACAATCCGGCCATCGCCTCAATCCAGGATGACGCGGCGATCGCCATCTATGGCTTGCGTCCGGCCGATCGCAAGCAAGCGCACTTCTTCTGCCTCCAGTCCGCCGCGGTGATGAGCGCTTCGCTGACAATGGGCCGCGCCCAGGTTCGCGGCACATACGCCTTCACCCTCGGTGCCGAATTTATCCTGCTCGACCCCATGGACATCGTCTCCATTACCGACAGCGCGCTCGGTCTGTCCGCCCAGTGGGTGCGGATCACCGAGATCACCGAGAATTCAGACTCGACCCTTTCGATCCAAGCCGAGGACTACCTGGCCGGTACCGGCTCGGCGCCGAGCTATTCGATGGAGACGGGCGCAGGATATCAGCCGGCGTACGGTGGCACGCCTGGTGCCACGACTGCGGTGATCTGGCAGCCGACGTTCGCCGTCGCCGGCGCCTTTGAGGTCTGGATCGCAGCAGCCGGACCGACCAACTGGGGCGGCTTCGATCTCTGGGTCTCAACCGACAATGCCACCTATCGCTACGCCGGGCGGCAGAGCGGGATCGCCCGCCTTGGTGCCACCACGGCCAGCCTTGCCTCTGTGGCGGTGACGGCGGCGCCGATCATCGACAACACCAACACGCTATCAGTCGATCTCGCCGCCTCCGCGCAGCAGCTGATCTCCGGCTCGCTCACTGACGCGCAGCAGGGCAACACGCTCTGCTACTGCGGCGGCGAATATCTGGCGTATGAGAACGCGACCCTCGGCAGCGGCGCGGCCTATGCTCTGACTTATCTCCGGCGCGGGATGTATGACACCGCGCCCAATTCGCACGCCTCCGGATCGCCGTTCGTCCGCATATACGACGGAACCATTTTCCGCTTCGGCCTGACGACGGATCGGATTGGCCAGACGCTCTACTTCAAAATCCTGCCGATCAACGTCTACGGAGGCGGTCAGCCGGATATCTCGACGGTGACGGCTCGGAGCATCACGATTGCAGCGATTGCACCAGCCGCGCCTGGCGGACTGACGGCAGTGGCCGGCAACAGATCTGTGAACCTGACGTGGGCGGGCGTCAGCGCGCAGGACGTCGCACACTACGATATCTGGCGGACCCTGACCTCGACTGCGCCGAGCACGTCGACCACTCCGACCATGGTGGTGAAGGGCACATCGACTGTTGACGCCGACAGCGCCACGCTGACGCCCGGCACAACGGCTTGGTATTGGATTCGGACTGTCACCCTGTCGGGCGGTGTCAGCAGCTTGGCCGGGCCTGCCTCGACTGCCTCCGGGCAGATCGCGACGGCCGATATTACGTCTGGCGGTGTGTCCGGTGCACAGACCAGCACGCAGACGGGCGCGCTGACTTGGCCGGCTTCGACATGGACAGTAGCGGCATCGGTGACATTGGCCGTTTCGACGAACGCGAACGTGCAAATCTCGATCAGAAATATCACGTCGGACACTTCGGGCTCATCGCCCGGCGGCACTGGCGGCGGCGCAGAGGGGACGAGCGGATAATGGCGAGCATCTATCGAATCAAGCGGTCGGACGGCGTGGTGATTGTGACGGGGCTGGACGCGACCGACGCATCCCTGACCATGATGGACGCCCCCCCGTCGGCGACTACTTATACCTACACGCTGGAACTTTATTCGAACGTGGTCCCTACTAGGACCATGTCGATGATCACCGCCCTCCTGGTGAAGAAGTGACCGATTGGGCCGCCTATGCGACATCGACAGGCACCGTTTTTGTCGCCACGATCGGCCCGGACGGTCTGATTTCGGGCTTTACCACTTGCGTGATCGACGTCCTCTCCGATCATCTCGCCGCCACGATCAATAGCGTGCCGGTGATGCCGGACCAGGCGGCACTGTTCAGCCATGGCACGCCATTCGCCCTGATCGACGGCCTGGTGGTCGCGTCATCGCTGCCGCTGGATGAGGTGAAGAGACGTCGGGTAGCATCGCTCCGAGCGACCTGCGCTGCAACAATTACGGGCGGTTTCGCATCTTCGGGCCGCACTTATCCGAGCCGCCCGGCCGACCAGGCAAACATGACCGCCTCGATCAGCGCCAGCTTGTTTCCCAATCTCCCCGCCGACTGGACCACGCCATTCTGGTGCGCCGATGGTGCTGGAGTGTGGGAGTTTCGCTCTCACACTGCAGCGCGAATCCAGCAGGTGGGGACTGACGGCAAGGCGATGATCGTCGGCGCGCAGACCAAGCTGGCCGAGCTTCTCGATGTCGTCGCGGGCGCCACTACCGAAGATCAGGTTCTCTCCGCCATCTGGTGACGGCCTCCCCATACACAGAGGATTTATTTCATGAGCGTCTGGCCGCAAGAGGTCATCTTCTACGGGTCTGCGTCCATGCCCGAAGCCGACAGCGCCACAGTCGGCGGCGCTGTCGATCTCACGCGAATTATCAGTTTTGCGGACCTGAGCGCCGCATCTCTGATGGATGTTGTGTCGTCTGCGGCTGGCGATACCGCCACCAAGATCGTCTACTCGGGTCGAGACAGCAGCGGCATCGTGCAGTCTGAGACGCTGACCCTGACCGGCACCACCAAGGTCTCAGGCGCCAAATCCCTCTCCCGCCTGCTCTATGGCGCGCTCTCTGGTGCGACTGCCAACGGCCCGCTGGCGAACCCCGCAGGCACCGCTGCGACGGGCGATGTCGCGCTGATGGCGCACACCCTGTCGATCACTGTACATACGGCACAAACGGGGTCGGCTAACCCCACGGGCGTGACGCCGCCGATCTTCAAACTCCAATCGGGTGACGGCGCCGGCGTCACCCTCGGCCAAATCATCCGCGTCACGGGCGGCACAGGCTCGGGCCAACTGCGGCAGGTCTGCTCGCTCTCCGGCACCGGCACTGGCCAATACGGGACGGACATCGTGGCTGTGAACCGCGCATGGACTACGGTGCCTGATGCCACCTCGACCTATGAAGTGGCGAACGGCTTCCTGTTCCCAATCCTCCCCAACCCTGTCACGGCGGTGATCCGGCCATTCGCGGGCGTGTCGGCTGACGTGATCGGTGGCTTGACCCGGATTTATTACGAGAAAATCTTCGCCCTCAATACGGACGGCACTACGGCGCTGACGACGATGACGGTGGCCAAGCAGACCGACCCGGCGGGGCTGTATGCTGGCAGCGGGGCGCTCGACCTGGCGCCGTGCTCTACGCTGAACGACAGCGTGGCCGCGACGAACCGGCAGACGGCTCCGGCATCTGGCGTCGGTTCATACTCGTCCGGCGCCGCGCCACAGATCGTCACGCCTGTTCAGCAATCGGCCGCTGCGAATACCGCGGCGCAGGCTCAAGGTCTCTGGCTCCGGCTGACGCTCGCGGCAGGCCAGGCGCCAGCGAACGGAAGCTGGACGCTGCGCCCAAGCGGTCTGACCACATAAGCGAGTGATGTAAAATGTCGTTTGTCAGCAAAGACCGGGTAAAAGAAACGACCGCTACGGTCGGCACGGGGAGTATCACCCTCGCCGGGGCAGCGGCTAATTTTCGGACGTTTGCGTCGGTGCTGGCGATTTCAGACACCTGTTATTACGCGATCGTCTCGCAGTCGGGCTTGTTCTGGGAGATCGGTGTTGGAACGCTTGCGAGCGCAACGGGTCTGGCGCGCACAACAGTAACCGCTTCGAGCAACGCGAACGCCCTGGTGTCCCTGACGGGAGCGTCGGATATTTTCCTGACCGCCCCAGCGTCTGGTTTCGTTCAAATCAACGACACGGGGGCTATCCAGAATTACGCGGTATCCGGCACCGGTAGCCTGGTGCTCGCCACTAGCCCGACGCTGACGACGCCAAATATTGGCGCGGCCACCGGCACCAGCCTGGCAGCTACTGGCGCGGTGTCAGGCGCCTCCGTTCGCGCAACCAACGGGATTATTTTTAACAACAACACAATCACGGCCAGCACGACGATTGCGGCGGGAACTAATGGCATGTCGGTGGGGCCAATGACCCTTGCCAGTGGCGTTACCGTAACAGTCACATCTGGCCAGAGGTGGATCACAATATGAGTTCAATCGTCGTCGCGGGCGACACTTCCGGTTCCGTTACGCTCCAGGCGCCTGCAATTGCGGGCTCTCCTACGCTGACGTTGCCCACGGTGACGGGGAACTTGCCGATTGCGCCGACTATCACGACGTTTACGTCGTCCGGCACCTACACCAAACTCTCGACATCTACCATCGTGCAGGTGCTTATTTTTGGCGGTGGTGGCGCTGGCGGGTTCGGCGGCACCTATGCTGCCGTTGGCGGCGGATCAGGTGGTGGCGGTGGCGGCTCTGGAGGGTATGATGCTCAGCAGTTCCTAGCATCTGACTTAACCGGGTCAATCGCTGTGATTGTTGGCGCGGGTGGTGCTGCCGGAGTATCCGGCGTGACACCGGCAGGCGGCACTATTTCAGGGCAGGGTGGGCGTGGAGGTATATCGTCGTTTGGGGCTTTCTTGTACGGCGGCGGCGGCGGAGGCGGCGCTCCTGGCATCGCTGGGACCGCATCTGGTGGCGGTGGCGGTGGAACTAATGGAAACGGTCAGGCTGGATTCGGAACAAATGCAATCGGCGGCGCTGGGATGAATTTGGCGGCCAGCGGCGGGTTTGGTGTCGGTGGAGGTGGGGTAAATAGCTTCTTGCCTTTTATAACAAGTGGAGGGGGGGGAACATCCGCCATCGGAGTTGCAGGTCAGGGAGGAAATTATACACAGGGCTACACAAGCGCTGGCAGCGGTGGCGGGTTCAGTGTTGCGGGCGCTGCTCAGAATGGTAGCGCCAGCGGCACTTCAGTGTCCCAGGGTAATTTTTATTACTCATCTGGCGGCCTAGTAGGGAGCGTCGGCGGTGTTGGCGGTCGGCCATCCCCGCTCAAGTTTGGGCTTATTCAAATCGGGGCTGCTGCTGCCGGTGGCGGCTCTGGCACGGCAACTAACGGTGGCGCAGGCGGTGCTGGCACTGGTTTTGGGTTGGCAGGCGGAGGTGGCGGCGCAGGCAACAGCACTTCGTCATTTGTCGGCGGTGTTGGTGGCGCTGGTGGCGCAGGTGTAGTCATAGTAGTGGAGTGGTAAAGATGAACCGATACAACGTAATCACGACAATCGACATTGAGCAGATGCAGATGGCCGAGGACGGCACGGTAACGACCGTCACCATCCCTGCTGGATCGGTGGTTAACACCGTCCTGTGGGACGGCGTTGCCGAGTGGGCGCCTCCTGAGAACACGAGGGTAGAGCCCGCATGACCAGCACAATCAACGCAACGACGACGGGCGGCGGTGGCGTAGTCACGACCGCCGATGCGTCGGGCAACCTGGCGCTTCAGGGGGCGGGCGTGACGCAGATCACCGTCACGTCCACGGGCGTGACGTTGGCAAGCGCGCTGCCCGTGGCGCAGGGCGGCACTGGTGCCACAACAAGCACAGGAAGCGGTGCAGTCGTCCTAGGGACCGGCCCCACGCTTACCAGCCCCATCATCGGCACCATCGTCAACACCGGCACGCTGACGTTGCCCACGGTGACGGGGAACTTGCCGATTGCGCCGACTATCACGACGTTTACGTCGTCCGGCACCTACACGAAATTGGCAACATCCACCGTTGTCCAAGTGCTCGCTGTCGGTGGTGGTGGCGGTGGTGGATATGGTGGCTCTTATGCTGCCGCCACAGGTGGTTCTGGTGGTGCTGGTGGCGGAGGGGCGGGTTGGCGGTTTCGCAACATGGCAGCGTCTGCTGTTGCAACCAGCGTGACAATCACTGTTGGGTCGTTCGGTGCAGGCGGAACATCCGGCACTCCAGTCGGCGGGAACGGCGGCTACTCAAGTTTTGGTGTCATCAACATCACCTCTTATGCCGTCATGGCCGGTGGCGGTGGCGGTGGCGCTGGCGGCGCAGTCAGCGTTGCGTCTGGCGGCGGTGGGAGCGGTGGTGATACCCCCAACGCTGGTAATGCCGGGTCTAATACGGCAGCAGGTGGCGGCGGATCGGGGGGTGCTGCAAGCGGTGGATTTGGTGTGGCTGGGGGCGGAGCAGGCGTATCTCACTGTGGATCAGGAGGCGGCGGAAGTAGCGCGACTGGTGCGTCTTTTGGGGGGGGAAACAATCTACTCGCGGGACCAAGTGGCGGCGGATCGGGGGGTGGTTTCGCCGTTGGCGGCGCAACCGCTGCGGGCGCGATTGCTGGGGCGGCACAGACGGCTCTGTATGGCACGACTTGGACGCAGCCCGGAGGAGCGGCGGGCGGTGGTGCTGGGACCGCTGGAACTGCAACCAGCTCTGCTGGCGGCGCTATGTGGAACGAAGCTGGCGCGGCGGGTGGAGCAGGTGGAGGGTCGTCTGCAACAACCGTGGCTGGTGGTGCTGGTGGTGCTGGCGGTGCGTATGGCGCAGGCGGCGGCGGTGGGGGCGCTGGCAACAGCACGAACTCTCTCTTGGGAGGCGTTGGCGGCGCTGGCGGCGCAGGTGTAGTCATTGTGGTGGAGTGGTAAAGATGAACAGATACAATGTGATCACGACAATCGACATTGAGCAGATGCAGATGGCCGAGGACGGCACGGTAACGACCGTCACCATCCCTGCTGGATCGGTGGTCAACACCGTCTTGTGGGACGGCGTCGCCGAGTGGGCGCCTCCTGAGAACACGAGGGTTGAACCCGCACCTCAATGCTAGGGTTTTCACCTGTTGGAACCGTGCCAATTTCCGGCGTTGGCGTTAGCGTCGTCGTTATCACGTATGACGCCGGTGTCCCGGTCTCGGCAATAACTAGATTATTCTCTGACGCCGGTGTCCCGGTCTCGGCAATAACTAGATTATTCTCTGACGTAAATACGCCTACGGATATCGGCGGAAGCGTATCAAGTATTACAGCCGTCCCGGTCGAGATATCCCAGCACACGTTTGTGCTATCGGGCGATTCCAGCAATGCACTTGAGTGGCTGACGACGGCACGCAGGGACGACGCCATCCCGGCGTGGCTACGCTACACCGTAATCCCGCTGCAAATGCCGCGCGGTGCTGTCGCGCTGATCCCCGCTGACACCAACGCCATCGCAGTCCTCGCGCCACGCAACGCCATCCGCATCCTGCTCGACGCCAACGCCATCCTCATCCCACTGGAGCCGTCAGCATGACCGATCTCGCCCCACGCTACTGGTCACCGATTATGTCGACCGACAATATGCTGCGGTATTTCGATCTCACGACATGGTTCCTTCCCGGCGACGTGCAGGTTGGAACCCCGACGATCACCATTGTGCCAATCACCGGCGATACCAGTCCACTGACGGTTTCCACTGCGCCGACCTGGGACACCGGCCCGAAATCGGTCGTGTTCTCGCCTGGCGTCACCGTCGTTAGCGCAGGCCCGCGCATCGCGCTGATGGTGACGGGCGGGACACCCGGACAGACGTATCAAGTGCAGGTTCGGTTCACCGATACGTTCGGCCAGGCCAAGACCGTAATCGCGTTTCAGGACGTCAACTGATGCCAGATGAACTCCCCCTCGACGTGATGAAAGCAGCGCTCAAAGAAGCCACAGCCGAGTGGCTCGACAAGAAATTCGCGGAGCTTGGCAAATGGACCCTTCGCGGCCTGGCGGCGGCGCTCTTTTCTGTGATCGTCGGCGCCCTGCTCCACGTGTCGGCGAAATGACCCCGTTTGACACGGCCATCGCCTTCACCCTGCGCGAGGAGGGCGGCTACAGCGATGACCCGCATGACCCAGGCGGACCCACAAACTACGGCGTCACCCTCGCCACGCTGACTCACTGGCGCGGCTTGGCGTGCGTTGCTGACGATGTGCGGCTGATCACGCTGGCCGAGACTGACGCCATCTATCGCTCGCTCTATTGGCACGCGCTGCGCTGCGACCTGCTGCCGCCCGGTGTCGAGATCATGACCTTCGATTTTGGCGTGGTCGCGGGACCTCACGAGAGCGCGGTCGAGCTTCAGCAAGCGGTCGGCGCGTCGGTTGACGGCGTGGTCGGTCCTCTGACGGCCCTCGCTGCCAGGGGTGCCGACCGGGCCACCCTCATCGGCAATCTCCACGATCTCCACGAGGCACGCTATCGCAGCCGGCCAGGCTTCGCACGGTATGGCCACGGCTGGCTCGCTCGTCTCGCGCGCTGCACAGATCTCGCCGTGCAGCTCGCCGCGACAAACTGAAAGGCCAACGATGTCAGATCTAATCAAATACCTCGCCACCAGGCTGGGTGAGGCGACAACATGGGCGACGATCGCAGCCCTCCTCACCGCCGCTCATATCAAAGTCGATCCCGGCATCTGGCAGGACGTGACGCTCTACGGCGTCATGGTCGCGGGCGCTCTTGGTGTCCTGATCCGGGAGCGCGGCACGAAATCTGACGCCATGATCGCCCTTGATGTCCTGGCACAGATGATCCCAGCATCTCCCCCCGCCGCTCCCCCCACTTCGCCCGGCGCCTGACGCTTCGTTCACCCCCTCCGTTCAAGGAAACTCCCCCATGCGTCGCATCTCCGCTTTCGCGGCCGCTATCGGCTGCGCGTTTCTCATCGCCGCTTGCACCTCGACTGGCGGGCTCACCCCGACCGGCGTGCAGGTGCTCAACACCGCCGTCACCGCCGGTCAACTCTTCTGCGCCAATTCCGCCGGCGTGTTTGCGATTGTGGATGCGCTCGACGCCAAGGCAGTGACCGTCACCAACAAGGCCGCATCGGTCGTCGCCGCGACATGTCCGCTGGTCGCAGGGCTGCGGACGGTGCCAGTGGTGCCGCCTGCAATCCCCTCCGCCGTGCCTGCGATCGCTGTGGTGGTCCCTGCGGCGTGATCCGTGCCGGCATGGCGCTGCTGCTCCTCGCTGGGTGCCACGCTGTGCCGGTGGCTGCGGTGTATGCCGGCGTCGGGCTGCTGGCCGGCGAGATGAAGCTCGGCTCGTCGGTGCTCGATTATATGGCGGCGCGGGAGGCTCGGCCTCCGGACTGCTCCCTGACGGTGCTGCCGCCTTGTGTGGTGCTTCAATAGCCTCCGACTGCTCCGCGACTCCGGCGTTTATCGTCCGTTGGATCAGCGGTGCGGGAGGGTCGGCCGGGCGCTGCATTGGTGCGGGTCCGGCCGGCCGATTTAAATCATCGTGTTTTGCGTGGGCCGCTCGCCAGTTCGCCGACAGGGCGTGCGTCGAGCAGCAGCATATCAGCCCATGCCTGCGCCAACTCACGCCGCCTGGTCATGTGCTTCGCCCGATTATAGGCAGCTTCCACTGCGCCGGCGGGAGTGTGCGCCAGCATCAAGTCAATCGCTCCTCGATCGGCAGGGTATGTCTCGTTCATGACGGTGCTGAATGTCGCACGCCAGCCGTGCGGCACCTGCACGCCACCGAGACCAGCGCGCTGAAGCAGATATATGAGGGCATTCTCGCTCATCGGCCTCATTATCGCGGACCAGCTCGGAAACAGCAGATCGCCTGGCGCGACTGTCCGCAGCACCGCCAGCGCTTCGACGGCCTGGCGGGAGAGCGGCACGACGTGGTCGGACGTTACCGCGGCTCGGGCTTGAATGTGTTTCATCCGCCCAGCCGGAACGCGCCAGACCGGCTCGGTTCCATTCAAGCCTTCTATCTCCTGCCAGCGCCCACCGCGTAATTCGCCAGGCCTCAGAGCGGTCAGGGCGAGCAGGCGCATGCCCAGACGAGTCACCGGATGAGCCGGGATGCTCTCGGCGGCTGCCAGCGCCGCCCGGGCGTCGTCAAGCGTCACCACTGCGGGTTGTCGACCCTGCCGGACAACAGGCTTCAGCGCCGCCTCCAGGCCGGCAGCAGGGTTCACCGTTGCCTCGCCCGCAGCGATCGCATACGTCCACACACCGGCCAGCCGCTGCCGCAGCCGGTGCGCGAGTTCGATCGCTCCCCGGTCCTGGACCGGCCGCAGTGCGACGAGAAGATTTGGCGCAGTGATCGTCGCCAGCGGCCGATGGCCGAGGGCGGGGAGTATCTCTCGATCCAGGCTTGCTTTCACGTCGGCCGCATGGTGCGGTTTCCAGAGCGGCGTTTGCGCCGCGAGCCAATCGGCAGTGACCTCGGCAAGGGTGCGCGACGGTGCAACCGTTGGCGCCGACAGGGCTGCCCTCCCTTCGTCACGCGCACGCCGCGCATCCGTCACGCTTAAATCCGGCCAGGTGCCCAGGGTGACGAGGTGCTCGACGCCAGCCTTCTGGTATCGCCAGCGCCAAGATTTTGAACCTGACGGCAGCACCAGAATATGCAGGCCATCGCCGTCGGTGAGTTTATACCGGGTCGATCTGGCCTTCGCCGCGCGAATCGCGGAAACCGTCAAAACCATTGTCTCTCCATGCCGGGACACGTGTCCCGACCAATGTCCCGGATTGGGGTTGAGTCGGGTAGGGACAATGCGGGATGGCAGGAGGCGCGCGCAACCCCTTAAACGATTGATCCCGCGACGTTTTGACACGTCGCGGGATCATGTAGGCGGGGTCAATGGCTCCCGAAGTAGGAACCGAATATACTCTATAACTTATTGAAATCACTTAATTAAAGTAGAGTAATTGATAATGTGTCCCACCTTGTGTCCCGCCGCCACTGGCCGCGATTCGATCCAAGCGATAATTTCATCCGACCTCCAGGCTACCGGCCCTCCGCCAAGATCGCGCGGCGCAGGGAACTCTCGTGTCCCGATTCGCCGATATATCGTCGATCGACCGAGGCCGGTCATCTCAAGCACGCGCTCAAGTCGCCAGAGCGCCGGTGGGGCATCGATTATTTTTGTCGTGCTCATGACGCAATCTCCTGGTTCAGCGGTGCGAGATCGGTTGCCGCAATGATGCGTAGTTTAGTGTTTATGGAGCCGTAGCCTTTGCCGTCGCCGTAGCCGCTGCCGTAGCCGTCGCCGTCGCCGTAGCCGCTGCCGTAGCCGTAGCCGTTGCCGTAGCCGCTGCCGTAGCCGTCGCCGTAGCCGTCGCCGTAGCCGTCGCCGTCGCCGTCGCCGTAGCCGTTGCCGTAGCCGTCGCCGTCGCCGTAGCCGTAGCCGTCGCCGTAGCCGTAGCCTACCGGAACGATGGCAGTATCCATCACAAACCCCACCCAGACGGAACCGGCACACAGAAAACTTCTGCTCCCGCCGGTATATCCAAGTCGGCAATCCTGCGGATATCCGCGTTTTTCGGCTCTGCAATCACGCCGGAAAAGCCGACTTTCTCCCATCTGAACAACCAGACTGCGTTTGTAAGAAAGATGCGGCCATCTTTCCGAGTCACGTCCCCGGCAAAAATCCACCCGCGATCAACAACGATCACGGCGCGGTTACCCTCGGTTTTGACGACGGGGGTGTATTCGATGCCGTTCAAAGTGATGTTAGACATTGTTGGTCTCCTTCTGTGCTGCGGGCAGGGGGCGCCAGTGGGTGGGCTCACGGATGGTGTCAATGCAAAAACCCGCGTCCTCGTGGTATGCCGCTGTGCAGATGATGGCGGGCAGATCCCATACTGACTCGTGCCACTTTTCTGGATCGGGTGGCGGCGCGTAAACCAGCACTGTTGTTCCGTCGCAAGGTGCGTCGCCAATTGGCTGCCACGCTGCGGCCTCGGCGGCTTCAAGGGCGGCGCGCATGGCTTTAAGATGGTCCCCCAGCACACCAAAATTCAATTGGTGATCCTGGCCGCAATACGCTTGCAACGCCGCCTCAACCATTTGATCCGTGATCATGTCTTGCTCCTCGCCCGGACGGCGGCGGCGAGCAACTTGCCAAGCGGGTTGTCGTTCGCATCAAGCATCGCGGCTATTTCCTCCCGCTCCCTTGCCACCGCCTCGGCAACGCGGTCGTCGATGCGAGCAAGAATTTTTTCGATCAACACCACCTGCGGATCATCGGTCAGTTTCATGTCGTCTCTCCTTCGATGGGGATGGCGCGGATTTGTGCCGCTTCGATGGCGCCGCAAATGTTGGATGATGAACAACTTGCAGTGTAACTAGTCGCCAAATCCATCAGCACCATCGGACGGCACTCGCATCCGCAATCCACACTCTGCGCCGCTTCCTCACGCATCGCCTCAGCCGCGTGGCGGGCGGCTCTTTCCGCCCATGCCCGGTTGTGACAACCGCACCTGTCGGGATACTGGCACCCACCGAATTGCGAAAACGCGCACCCCGCTCGCACCGCGTCTTGGATAATGTCGGTCATACCTTCAACAACCCCCGAATTTTTGCCACTTGCTCAATGTGGTCGAGGATGACCATTGTTTCGTCACCGAGTTGTGTTCCGCCGCGAGTCTTGGCCCAATGTTCGCGGGCTTCAGTAATCGACAAGTTGCGGCACCCAGCGCGAATTTGCAGAACGCCGCCTTTGACCCAGCCAACGAACCTGTAACCGTCGCTGCGTTGCCCGGCATCGACCAGATTGGCACCGGCCAGAACGGCATAGGCCAGATAGGCACCGGCCAGATCGGCATAGGCCAGATTGGCACCGGCCAGAACGGCACCGACCAGATTGGCATGGGTCAGATCGATGCCGGCTTTCACCGCAGCATTGACCGCAAAACCAAGCTTCAATCCATACGATTGTGTTTCAACTTCGACGGGCAGTTTGCACTCGAATAACACGTCGCCGGTAAAGCGCTGTTTGATCTGAAACATTCCGGGCGCATCCTCCGCCAGCACCGCGTCTTTGATAATGTCGGTCATGGCGTTTCACCCTCCAAAATCTTGACCGCTTTTGCGATCCTGGACCCCAGCGCGCTTTCAAGGCGATCGGTGTAGATCACCATCTGAGGCGGTATCCCGGTTCGTATTTCTGCACTGAACGCCGATCCATTGAGAGACACGTCCATCATCCCCTCATCCCCGAGCGCCGCCGCGATAGCGAAAAACTCAGGGTTGGGGATCGTGGCGTGAACCGTGATGATTCGGCCCACGTCGTCGGGAGGAATGTCGTCGGGCTCGTCGGGCTCCCAATCAAGCGACGACATCCACCCGACATAGCCTTCTATCGGATGCTCGGCCCGCGCATTCAGGTTGCGCGCCACCATTTCAGCGGCGAGCATTTCGCGCTCCGGCGCAAGCAAGAACCACACCACGCGCATGTCTTGCGATACGTCGTAACGGCTCATGCTACCGCCCCCTTCGGAAACGTATGAGACTGTCTCGCCAGCGCAAGACCGTTTGACCGCGTGACCGGCGCGGCTGCCGGGGCCGCGACAACCGGAGCTTTGGCGGCAAACCAGCCTGGGAGCTTGATCTCCAGCCAGCCGTCGGAACGGTCGAATTCGGCCTCTGTGGTTTTACAGGCTGCGGGAGGCAAACCCGGAAAACCGGGCAGGCGCAGCAGAAGCAAACTGGATCTGGCGTTCTTGCCGCCGGGCGTGGATATCGCGACTTGATTTCCAGGGACGAGGCGTATCCAACCCGCGTGCTCGCCATGACCCAGCAGCACATCGACACGCTGCCCGATTTTAAGCCATTCCGGAGGGGTGTCGATCACAGAACAATCGATTGTCACCATCATCGCTTGCTGGAACCTACCGCCGGCGCGGATGCAACCGACGCGCACGGCGGGCTTGCTGTTATGATTGATCGACGCACTCAGGACGACGGGGGACCAGGTCATGCCTCCATTTCCCCAGCTTCAGCCCGATCGAACACCGCCAGCGCACTCGCGATCGCATCGGACACCCGCTCAGCCAGTTCCGGCCGGCGCTCGGCGAGCTGCGCGCGTCGTTTCACCACGGAGGGCTGTTTGGTGATCTCCTCCAGCGCAGCGTGATCGACAGCGGCGGCAATCGACGCCACGGTCGCATCAGCCCATGAGGTCGCGGCGTCGTCGACGACGAGCGGGCGAACCGTGAAAGGCTTCCGTTTCCCCTTCGTGGAGGTCAGCATCATCGTGACCGGCTCGGCGATGTGCGAGGCGTGGCTGATCCTGATGCCGCCCACGGCCATGCCACCAAAAACGACAGATGGATCTGTGTAGAGGGTGAGCGACCGGCCGACATAGAGCTTCGCGTCCGGGCCCCACAGAGTGACGAGCACGCGGCGCATCGACAGGCCAGGGCGGAATGGCCGACCGCCGTCGCCGTCATAATTGATCGTGGCGGGCTGTTCACTCAGCACGATCGACACGCCGGTGATCCGGATCGTCAGCGGCCCGGCGAGCAGGCTGTCTGCGTTCAATTGGTCAGATTTCGGGATGATGGTGTCGCTCATGTCGCTCATGCGTGCATCTCCAGTTCAACCAGACGTTCGGTTGGGATCAGGCCCGGTCCGTCGATCGCGGCCTCGTATTGCCGGAGCCGCTCGATCAGCCGCTCCTCGAACGCCTCCGCAGCATTCAGGATCGCCGCGCGGATGACGGGATCGGGATAGACGCGGATCGTCATCATGGGCATGCCGCCGCAGTAACTGATGAAGTCGCACCACCTGCGCCCGCTCACCAGCATCCCTGTCTGCACCTGCAGCAAGTAATCGGCGGGCATCTCTCCGCTGATGATCGTTTCAGTCTGGAATTTCTGCGCGCGTGACTTGATTTCGATCAGGCCGTCATCGCCCACCAGGCCGTCCGGGCTGTATCCCAGCGTGAATCCCCAGACGTCGTTGGTGATGAACCCGACCTCCTGGACCTCATTGTAATTCCGGGCATACAGCGCGCGGGCCTCGATCTCGTCTGTGTGACCGCGGAGCATGTCGCTGTTGACGTAACGCGGCTCGACGTAGCGGGTGATCCGCTGGGCCAGGAGTTCGTAAAGGTGAGCGCGCTCGCGGTCATTGCTCGCCGGCTTGAACGTCGGCGTGACGATGAGCTTCATCTCGCTGGCAGTGATCAGGCCGCAGCGCGCGTCGAGCCACTCGTCGGTGCCCTGGATCAGCGTGGAGTATATTTTCATATCTGGTCCTTCGATGAGCGGCTGGCGATCTGCACGCGCGCCCAGGCCACTGCGCCGTCCGGTGACGTGATGTGGCTGGCAGCCGTCCAGCCGTCGCCGGAGACCTGGACCGCGAACCGGCCGGCGACGGGGATCATGCAGACCGTGAGCGTCACCGCGCTGCGCCAAACAAGCGCCTGGCGCGCTCGCGGTGGGTAGGAGGACGGGCCCGCTCGTCGAGGTCCGCTGCGTCGTCCGCCAGCTCGGCGAGCGTCATCGACAACTCGAAGAGGCCGGCCGAGGCGTCGTCATCGAGGGCTGCGTATTCACCTGCCAGGCAGTCGGCGGCGAGGTGCTCAGCGGTGGCGCGCAGTTTGAGCGAGAGGACTGTCGTCTTGAGGCCACGGGCGATCTGGTGTGCCACATGAGGGCTCGGCGCCTGGTGGCCGATTTCGATCCGCGTCAGGCAGGTCTGGCTGATCCCGATCCGCCCTGCTGCGTCGGTGGAGCGCATGCCGAGGGTAGCCCGTGCGGCGCGGACTGCTGTGCCGATGTTCATGAGATGATTTCCTCAACAACAAGCGATGCGGCGGCGGCGGTGAACATCACGGCGAGATCAGCGGTCTCGGCTGGCGTGAGGATTTGCGTGTTCACTTGCCGGCCAAGATTGGCGCTGAATGTGACGGTGACCATCGGCCGGGTCCCGGCATGGCCGTTGACGGTCGCATCGACCTCTTTTTTCCAGCCGGTGGGGAGCGTCGCGGTGTACACGATCGTCATGTCACGCGCTCCAGGCGTCGAGATACGCCTCTATCAGCCACTCGCCATCGAGGATGAACCCGCGCTGCGCTCGCTGCTCGGATGGGTCAGTGGGCACGGGGATGGCTGCGACTAGGGCGACGGCCTCGCGTATTTTGGCCGCGGCGGCTGCGATTGTGGCGGGGATGTCCATGGTGGCCCTCCGGGAGTTACAAGCGCATTACTGCGCATATCCCGGAAAGCGTCAAGCGCAATTATGCGCATTTACGGACACGTCTATTTTGGTCGTCAGGCGATCGGCTCAGGCGGCGATATCTGGTGGGGCGATCGGTTGGGCCTTTTTGGAGCGAGGCTTGGGCACCTTCGGTTTTTTGGGTTCCGGAGGTGGAGCAGGCGGACGCGGGTCGAACACGTAAACGTGGATTAGAACGCCCCAGATTTCTCCGTCGGGCGAGGGCCTTAAATCCGCGGCTATTATCTCCACCTGAAGCCCTTTTTCTAACCATTCAAGGACATCGCAGTTTAGGAAGCGTTTCAAATAGCCAATCTGCATTCCGCCTGGCGTGAATACAGCGACGGCCTGGCTGTCACCCGGATTATTGGCCTCATGGGCGAGGCGGAGCTTCATGGCACGGTGAACGTCTCGGCGGATTATTGTTTGGCGGCGCGTTCCATTGCCATTTGCGAAGGTGACGCCGGCAACCATGTTGTGGAAATCTCGATAGGGGATACCGCGCTGGCCAGGAACAATTTCGGGAAGCCATCGCAAAGATGGGGGCGGTGGTGGCGGCGGAGAACCAAACCTCCGCGCATCGCCCGGCACGGACCAATAGTCATCTGCCGGGACCTCATCGAGAGTTTTGTT